TTTTTGTAAGTCTTCAAGAATTGAAGAAACAAGATTCCAATCAATCATTTCAAAGCCCCTTTCATGCTGGCAACAAGGTCACGCAAATTTGCTGGTGGTGGAGAAGCCCTTTTTCTGTCTTCAGCAATCTGGAGAAGCACAGGATCAGGGCCAGTATTTCTAGCGGGTACTGTTGTCCGGGCAACATCAGCGGCTTGTTGGGCAAAGGATTGCCGTTCATGCGGTTTTAACCAATCAGCCTCAAGACCTTGTGATCCTCTCCGACACCAGACCACCAAAAAATCGTTGAATGACATATTGGCTTTGGCGGCTTCCTTTTTGGCAGAGTCAACAACTGTTTCCGTAACTGGCGCTTTCTTCATCTTGCGGAGGGTTTGCCAATCTTTCCAAACTTGTTCTTGAACATCAGGTGGGCAAGCAACGACAGTTGCTGCGACCTTGGGAGCCTTCCTTTCCTTTTCCACTTCCATTCCTTTCCCTTCCTTTCCAGTAGGTAGGACTACGGTAGTAGTCTGGTAGTCTTGTCGTAATTCACATAAGCCTTTGATTTTGCTTAAGGTTTTCTTGTTTATGACTTGATGCTTTTCAAAGTTTGCAACCTTGCCGTATGTCTTGCCATCAGAGCCTGAAAAAACCTCAATGTAACCAATACAGGATAACTCCCGTAGAAGTTCGGTAGTGCTTTTTGCAAGTGTTCGCAATGGGAAAACGTCTGATTCAACCAATTTTGGATTTGCATTGAAATAACCTTCGTCATCGCAATGGTTAAGAAGGCCAATTGCAAGCAATGCGGCCTCGGCAGAAATTGATGCCAGAACTTCATCCCGCCAAAATTCTGGTTTGATTGTGCGAATTCTTGCCATGATTTATCCGTACATCACTTCGTAAAGTGATTGACCAGCTTGAAAAAAATTCTTTTCATATTTAAGTTCTGGATTGACATCATGCCCAATGTAACCAGCGATAAGAAAATAAATTTCATCAATATTTTTAGGCCCGTCTATAGGTATCCGCGCAATAAGATCAAAAAACAGTTCCTCTCGCTCATGTTGAACCATATGACAGACTTTGCATAAACAAACAAGCTGTTCGTTGTCGTACTGCCAAACATCACGCCCTTTTAAATAATGTTTGTGATGTACGTGAAGCGTTGTCTCGCTATCTCCACAATACTCGCAATGAAACTCAGCGCGTTCCAGTATTTCAAGTCGCTTTTTTTGCCAACGAGGATCAAGCAATTGTTCAGAGTATGACTTCTTTGCCATAAAAATCTCCAATAAAAAACCCCTGAACTCCAGCGGGTCGAGCGCCAGAAATTCAGGGGTCAGCCTGTGACGGCTTAGATGTATTAGCGTCTCGACCACGCCACACCTAAACCGTCTGACCGAACTATATCACTTTTTCGGTGGAACACCAAAATATTGTTTTGTTCCATCGCCTTTGTCTTTACGCAAGATTGTCCATAGATGTTCGCGCTCCAATCGAGCCAACTTACTGTGAGGGCTGGTTGTCGGTAGGTAACGGGCAATCTCCGCTGCTGACGCTCCCTCCTTGCGTGACAGGATCAGCTTCAGACGAGCCATCTGGCCCACTGGTTTCTTCTGGAACATTGTTAACATTTGACTTTCCTTTTGAAAAGATGGCTTCCCATCGGTTTGAAAACTCCTCTGCGGACACAGAGAAGGGTCTTGGTGAACTTCCTTTGCCACTCATTTTGGCGACCTCTTAAAACTCTTTTGCTTTGGTCTTGCGTGACCAACGTGCCAGTACCCGCAATGAGGGCAGCGGTAAGCCTCCATTGGGTTATCTCTGCGCCGACCAACAATGACCAGCGCCAGTTCTTTGGTAGGCAGCTTGTCTTTACCAGCACATTGGCTGATCTCATCTGTTTTGTATGTCATGCTCGGCTGTATGCAATGATTTGTGATGTTGGGTTGTAGTTGTTTGGCTTACCCTTGTTAACAGAAGCCGCCAGTTCAGTCTTGCTAAACAAGCCTTTAGCTGTTGACAGATCAAAGGCATTGCCACGGCTCTTAGGTGTACCATCAGACCAGAAGTTACTCACAGTTTTTTGGAATTTTGGCTCCTCTGTGTAAGAATATTGCTTGTCGGTCAAAACATAGAAATAGTTGTTCTTCTGTGTTTCACTCTTGCGAGTAACCTTCTCAAACTCAATGTAACCTTCTGCCAAAAGTTCATCACGAACTTCTGCGGCACTGACTTCAAAGCGTGAAGCCATGCGGTTAGCGATCTTTCGATGGTGATCGTTTGTAAGTTTCAGTTGTTCTAGGTAGTACAACTTAGCGAGTGATTTGCTCAATGTAAATTCTCCGATTGAAAAGATGTTCCAGCGTGACGACAAGAAGTGCTTTGGTAGCGGCTTCTACATCATCAGGATGGTCTGTGTAACGGTTAACAAGTGAAATTGCGTAGTCTAGCAATGCTTCACTTGCCGCATATTCGTCATGGTCATGTTGATTCATGTTGCAAAGATTACACGAAAAAAAAGTTATTTGTATTAGGGAAAACACCTAAAGACAACCCTGTTTTTTGGGTTAACAATAGAGGCTCAACAACTTAGGAGCGTTCGATGAACACACAAGCCTTGAAACAAGTACGCAGTTTGTTCTGCGTTGACGGAGTGCCAGTTAGCACACAGCGACACAATTGCCGCCAGTGGGTTAGGTCAATTCGTTTCCTCGGAGACAAATGGCTGTTAGCAAAGAAAGTGTGCAAGCAATGACCGAAAACGATCTGTACGCAATGGGCATGGAAAGCCCAACAGCTTGGGCAAAGATGGAAGAACTTTGCAAAGCGTTTAACATCCCATACCCACCACAATTTAAGGAATCAAAATGAATGTCTACCAAAAACTCAACATGGCTCGTAGCGAGTTTCACAAGATTGAGTTAAAGAAATCAGGCCACAACAAGTTTGCTGGTTACAAATACTTTGAACTTGCAGACTTTGTTGTCCCGGCTCTTGAAGTGTTTAGCCGTGTGCGTCTTGTCAGTGTCATCAGCTTTTGCCACGATGTTGCCACAATGACCATCATTAACATTGACGAGCCATCAGAGACAATCGTTATCACCAGCCCAATGTCTGAAGCTAACCTGAAGGGCTGTCACGCTGTTCAGAACCTTGGTGCTGTGCAGACATACTTGCGCCGATATTTGTGGGTTGCGGCCTTGGAAATCATTGAGCATGATGCTATTGATTCGTCTAAACCAGTTGAAGAAAAGAAGGTAATCATCACTCCAGCGCAAGGCATTGCAGACAGCTTGCCAGCGGAGGAAATGGAATATCTAAAGGAATTAGCGGAAGATTTGACCGCTAATGTGTCCGAGGGCGATCCTAAGAAGGCTTTGGCAAGGCTTGAAGGGGAGAACCTAGAGGCAGATCAAAAAGTAGCGTTGTGGACGCTGTTAGACAGCAAAACACGCAGTGCAATTAAGAAAGCAAAGGAATAATCATGCAATACGACAACAGCAATCGAGGCGCTATCTTCAAGAATGACGATAAGCAACAAGACAACCATCCCGACTATAAAGGTAGCCTCAATGTCAATGGCGTTGACTTGTGGGTATCAGGATGGCTTAAAACGAGCGAGAAGACGGGTAAAAAGTTTTTGAGCCTGTCAGTCAAGCCAAAGGACGCAGCGCCCGTCAAAAAGGCTTCTAAAGCGTCTAGCGGGTTTGATGATATGGATAGCGATGTGCCTTTTTAGGCTTGATGTGCTATCATGTCTAAATGATAGAACATTGGAAGCCAGTACCGAGCAAGCCCGGCTTAATGGCTAGCTCATTTGGTCGAGTGAAATTGCCTGATGGAGTTGCCAAAACTCCAAATGGCGGAACTCGAGAGTACCACCCAAAACCAACTTATGGAAACAAAACCAGAGCATCAAAAACAGCAAGACATGAGTACATGGGGCTATACAACAGAAAGTATGGCAACTTAAAAATTCATCGTCTTGTATGCGAGGCTTTTCATGGCGTGGCTCCATTTGAACGTGCGGTTGTTATTCACATAGACGAAAACGCCCTTAACAATAGACCTGAAAATCTTCGTTGGGGAACTCAAAAAGAAAATTTAAATATGCCAAAATTTATTGAGTATTGCAAATCACGAACAGGTGAAAACAGTCCAGTAATAAAAGGCATGAAATCAAAAAAACTAACCAAGGAAATCAAATGAAAAAACTTGTTATTGGTGTTTACCTTGCAACTCTTGCCACAATGACTTGGGCATCTTGCAGCACTCATACATACTTTATCAACGGTAGAACAGTGATTTGCACTGTGTGTTGTTCAGGCAATAACTGCACCACCAACTGTTTCTGATTAACGGGCCGAAAGCGGATGCTGTTAGATAACGCTCAGCCAAGTGATTTGGTTCATGCGGTGCGGCCCTGACAGACGCAGCGAGTAGGCCCACCTACAAGGAAAAAAATGAGTTACGCACAAACTGAAATTCGCGTTTTGCAATGGGGTGAGGCTAGAGGGATTGTTCAAAACAGCAACCCCAAAGCACAAGCTAGAAAAACTCAGGAAGAAGTCCACGAGTTGTTTGATGCAATTGAAAACAATGACCGAGAAGCCATGATTGACGCATACGGCGATATTCTCGTTACCCTAGTGATGGGTTGCGCCACTGCTGATCTTGACCTTGTGACTTGTTTTAATCACGCCTATGAACAGATTAAAGACCGCAAGGGCTATCTGACACCAGAAGGCATCTTTGTTAAGGAGGCATGATGGCTTGCGATATTTGCAATTCACCTCTTTACTGCCAAGACCGTGGAGGTTGTCGATTGAGCAAACCATCAGCCCTTGATAAACAAGTCTCAGGCAGTCACTACAAAGACAAAGGAATCCAGCCCATTGTTTACATTCACGCCAACAATTTGGGTTTTTGTGAGGGCAATGTCATCAAGTACATCACCCGTCATAAAGATAAAAACGGTGCAGCCGACATTAAGAAGGCAATTCACTACCTAGAACTCCTACTTGAATTGGAATACAAAGATGCGTCATCTTCTGTTTGATGTTGCTCGATGTGATCCTGAAGTGCCAGATAACTTCTGTCGCAATTGCAAACGATGGCTTAATCACCCAGAACAAGTGCTTGGGCCACGAACACCAGTTGTTACCGTAGAAACAAGCGCATCAGAGGCTTGTGTATACGCACCAATTAGCCTTTTGGAGAAGCCTCGTTAATGGTCAGCAGGTTTGCTGTTGAACAAATCCTTCTCAGCACTCCTGCGCCTTACGAGCCCCTTGAGTTCCTTGCCGCCAGCCTTTGTCCATTGCATAAAGGCTTCAGCAGCACCTTCCCAATCATCCCTAAGAATCCTTTGACGGATAGATGACTTCTGAAAGTTGCCTAACCCTACATTGAAGGAAAATGCGACACAAGCATCAAACCTGCCCTGATGCCCAGCCAGATTGGGAGCAAATCGAAGAACACCACGTTCAAAATAAACGAGATCATCTTTGAATATTTTGACCAATTCATCTTTAGACCATTGCCTGTTGTCTTCAGGGCGTAACGGATATCTGTTCCTCAGAATACCCGTATAACCCTCTTTACGGACCATTGGGAGCTTGATCTGGTCTTGGTAGAGCACATGACCCCAACCAATAGTCCACATGTGTGCAGAGCATTGATATGGCTTATCCCGATACCCCTCAAAAAGGTGCATCAGGTGAATGCCAGCGTCAGATGTCTTCACTTCTTCTTGTCCCAGTTACGAGAACCAAACCAGAAACCAATGATGCCACCAAGCATGGACATTTCATCGGCACTGAAAATAATGTCGCTGAAACGAATCAGGTCGTCCATAGAGGTGACCATCTTGTCGTTGTACCAGACATACCAAGCCAGCCATGCGTTAATAAACACCAGTTCCAAAACAAAGATGTATGTGATGGTTGGACGGACAGTTGCCACATAAGTAGAGGCCCACCCTGCTGCTTTTTTGAGCACTGCTTTGTCGTGATCAAGAGCCGCACCTTGCATTTGAGCGGCAGTTTGCATCTCAACTTGCTGAGTCTGCAAAGACATTTGCTCAACCTTGATCTCTTCAATCTTGGCTTGAGCGGCAAAACCTTCTTTGGCAAGAGCTAACTCACGCTCTGTTTGAATTGCAGCCAATGCCAACTCATGCTTTTGGTCAGCCTTGTTTTGGAAGTACTCCAGCAATTTCGGCAAACCCGAAATCAGTAGACCACCCAGTGTAGAAATTAAAGAAAGCATGTCATTCTCCGAAAGGTAAATTGGCTTTTATGAAATCAATGATGGACTTGGAGTCTTCCACAGGCAAGACATAGAGGATGTCAAGCAAGTGGTGAACAATGATGGCTCCACAGCAGAACTTGAGGAATCGATCAAACCCAAGCTTCCAGTCTGTACCAACATCGAACCACTTGAGTAACTTCCACACATCTCAACAACCGTTTTTGCGACAGAAGGAGAACAACTCCCAACCACCCCACATCAGGCCACAGAAGATAACAACTGAAATGATGACCGCAATAGCAGTCTCCAGTTCTTCCTGATCCTTTTGCTTCTTACGCCGAGCATCTTCCTTGGCCTTACCAGCAGCTTTAGCGGCCTCTGCTTCCATAACCGTAGCCCGAGCCTTGATTTTCTGCCAAACATCCATTTTGTTGGCGTTCCAGAACAAGCGTTTTAAGTCTTCTTCAAACTCTTTTTGTGAGTCAATGGCAAGTTCAATCTCAAGAGCCTTGCCCATAGAAGAACCGCCGAATGTCCCTGCTTTGGCAGCTTCAGCAGACGCAATAGCATTGGCCTTTGCATCAAAGTATTTGCCAAGCATTGGAGCCAGAGACTCCACACTTTGCGCTGTAGCACTGGCCTTTTTGACCAGAGATACCGCCTTATTAACCGCATCAAGGGCGGCTTCTGGATCAAGCAGCATACCAATCATCTAAGCACCCACTGAAGAATCGGCATAATTGAAAAAGCAGCCCAAATAGTCAGGCATGAAACAAGGGCAGCGGCTACGAAAGCTATTGCCCAATCTTTCATGATTTGTCTGCCTTACCGTCTAACTTATCAAAGATTTGTCGCAGAATGTCTTTGACTTCTTTAATGTCAGCGCGATAGTCGTCTTTGGTCACATAGTCGTGAGGCAGTTGCTTCTCAAGTGCGCTCAGATTGTCTTCAAGGCGTTGCAATCGTTGCATGACTTGGTAAAAAACGAATACCGCAAGAAACCCTGCAACCGATACTACAAGGTTAAAGAGTTGTTGGTTGTCCATAATTCCACCTAATTACCAAGGCAAACCAGAAGCCTTAACAGGATTCTTCAACGCTTCAATCTGCTGTCCAACAGAGGCTTCAGTAGCGTCTTTATCCACACCATTGGCCCAAATCCAGCTAAGAACATTGGCTTCTGTGACATTATTAAAAGGTATGCTTGGCGTGCCTTCTTCAAAGCTGACAGTGGCGTACACGCTGGCCGTGATGTCGCCATCAGCGCCAGCACATTGCCAATGAGCGACTTGAATGAAGCCATCAGAAGTGCGGCGGTCAAGGTTGGTGATTGTCCAGTTGTAGGTGGTCATGGTTTTTCCTTTAGTTAGATTCAAGTGCTTCAACTCGGGCTGTCAAAGCGGTGATGATGGCTTGCTGTTCTTGAATGGCTTTGACAAGCACTGGAATCAGAGCTTCTTTGTCCATGCCATAAAAATCGTCTTGCATCTGCAAAACGCTTTCAGGAACAATTTGATTGACCTCTTGAGCAATAAAACCAAGGGTTTTATTTGCGCCTTCCGTTTGATCTTTCATCAAATACGAAACGGGGCGCAAAGCCAGCACCGAGTTCAGTCCGTACTGAATTTCTGAAATATCTTTTTTCAGCCGTTGATCTGAAATTGTTGTGTAAGCACCTGTTGAGTTGTTAAAAACACCCCTGCTTGTTGCGTTGTAACCAAAATAGAGGTTGTTATCGCTACCAACTAAAAAAGACCAAGTATTTGTGTTGCCAAAGTTTTCAAGGGTGAAAGCGCCACTGTGTGCATCAGCAGATTGCTTCATCCGAATTTTGCCCGAACCACTCGTCACTCCCATTAGCAAGTTACCGCTGGAGTCGATACGCATAACTTCCGCAGGGCTGCCGCCAATCGCGGCTGTTCTAAAGCCCAGTGCGCCAGTGGCATCAAGATAAGCAACCGAAGAACCGGGTAGCAGTCGAATATACGGAGCACCAGCCATTGTTGGCGAACGCTTAACAACAAGCCCCGTGTCTCCAGATGGTGTGTAAACATCCAACTGCGCCTCTGGCGTTTCTGTCCTTAAACCCAAGTTGCCGCGCAAGTAGTTGTCAGCAGTGCCGTTAGCGTAGAAGTTGTAGCGGCCTGTGCCAGAAGCAATATCGCTATAGAAGCCGTAGTTGTTGGTGGCTCCTGTCAAAGTGCTTGCAGCACTAAAACCAAATTGGTTTGTTACTGTTGACCCTGCGCCAATCGTGCTTTGCGTAGCAAGATAGTGACGCAAGCTAGTCAAAGTGAAAGCTGTTGCGGCAGTAGAAGGTTGCGATGTGAACGAGTTTGATTGTGAAGTTACATCAGACTGAATCGCTCCGTTCATCAAAACACCATAAGCTGATGTTGCTCCTGTAACATTTTTCCGAACATATAGTGAGACATTAGACGCATCAGCGCCACCGATACCTACGCCTCCGCTGGAGCCAATCCGCATCCGCTCAGTAGGCGTACTTGCACCGTCAGCGGTTGTGCTGAACAACAGACGACCCGGCATATCGTTTGTGCCGGGAGTGCCGTCTACTGCGGCGTTAATAGATGCTGCTTCTATAAAAGCTGTACCGTCTGAACCTGTCCAATGAATTGAGCCTAAATTATCCCCGCTATCAACAACATCTGTGAAATCTCCCTGTGTTGCTGAATCTGCACGATTAAAATATAAACGAGCTTGCACATTAGTGCCTGCTTGCCAAGCATTTAGACCAATACTAGCTTGTGATCCTGTTCCATTTAATTGAGTTTCAGGAGTAACCCCTGCTGCTGCATACCAAGTCGTTGCACCTTTGTTAATTTTGCCAGTGGCATCAATCACAAAAGGCGTAGCATCAGGATTTGTTGAATCCTCAACCAACAATGCGTTACCAGTGCCCAATTGAGTAATACGCAGAGCAGCGTTGGTGTTGTCTGTTACGGAAATAACAGGACTTGCATTGAATGTGGCTGTACCGTTCACCGTCACGGCATCGGTAGAAGCGTTACCAAGCGTAGTGTTTCCGTCAACAGTTAAAGCACCAGTTGTGGCAAGCGTAGAGCCATCAAATGTCAGCGCAGAACCAGAGGTAACAACTTTAGAACCGTTGAGGTAAGGAATACCGTTAGCAGTGCCTTGGTTAAGTGTCAGGCTACCAGACGAACCGACAACATAAGGGTCATTAGAAGTACCAGATTGCCAATCCTTCAGTTGCGCCATCAGTTCACGAATAGCATCGTTAATACCGCTAGGAGCGCATCCTTCAGCAATGTTAATGCCATCAATGTCGGTATTGTTTGCTGGAGTTGCTGAGAACTCGCTAATCTTTGTCTTTGCCATGATTTACTCCGTTAATCCAAATGTTGCGCCATAACCCATAGAGATGGCTTTGCGTTGAAGTTCTTTGCTCAATGGCTCAACAGTAACCATTGACGCTTTTGTCATCAATCTAGATGCAAGTTTAGGGTCAAGCATTGCATCGACAAGAAGTTCTCGGATTGCGTCATCAGTACCGTTGTAAAGCCAGTTCAATGGAGCGCCAATCTTTTGCACAGCCGGAGGAACTTCACCAAACATCTGCTTTCCAATGATTCCACCAATAATGTTGGCAGTGCTGATATTCTTAAATGTATCAGAGCCGGGAACCTTTACTGCCCTTGCCAAGACACCAGAATCTAAGTCTTGAGAAACCTTCAAAAGTGCCGCCACTTGAGGCTTGGACAAATTAGTATCTTTCTCAGCAGCACGAATTGCGCGAGTAAACGATGGTTGAGAAATCAAGAAATCACCAACCCGAGATGGATCAGGAGTGGTTGACAGCACTTTGCCTTTGAACTCTTGTGCAGCCTCAAGGCGCTCAATGCCACGGCTAGATTTTGCAAACTTATCCAAGTATGCTTGATATCCGGGAGCAGCAGCCTCAATAGTAGCGTCAACAGACTTAATGACTTGCTCTAGTTGGCCTTTTGCAAGACTGTAAGAAGCACCTTCTTTGTCCAACAAGCCTTGAGCAGCATCACGCAAATCTTTACGGACTTCATAAAGTCGCTGCGGTGTTGTGCCTTCAGCTAGTTGCTCTTTTGCCCAATTCATTGTCTTCTTGACTGTTCCTCTAGCGCCAGCATCAGAAGCCAAAATATCATCAATTGTCTTATTGACATTCAAAGCCACAGCAGATTGGAATGTCTCAGGGCTAACATTTGACTGTGCAAACGCTTTTTCACGCAATGGCTGAGTAACTTCTGTACGCTTTGCAATAGCTTGCTCAACAGCACTTTGGTCTTTTGCCAAACGGTTAAGAATAGCCATGCGAGCCTGATTAGCTTCTCCGATTTGAGTGCCAAATCTTCCAGTTGTGTCCAAAGCACGAATTGGTGTTTCAGCAGAAATCAGTCCAATATCGCGGGTTGCTTGTGCTGTTGTTGGCTGGTAGCCGGGGACTGTTGGAGTGTACTTAGCACCAGCTTCAATTGCTTTTTCAGCATCAGTCGCCAATGAGCGCAACACATTGCCTGTAATTGCTTCCCGTCCAGCTTGTGTGAATGGGCGCACAGACTCTTTAACGGCTCTTGTAAGCACAGGAGCAGAAGTCGTAGCACTACCGCCAAGCATAGAGCCACCAAGACTTCCAACAACTTGCATCATTGGGCTTGCATCACTCTCACGGGCAGCACCAGAGGCCAAAGCACCACCAGTAGCAGCCGCTGCTTGTGTGCCAATGTTTTCTGTCAGGAACCTCTCAATTGCTGGCGCAGTACGTTTTGCAATAGCAACTGGAGCCGCCACAGCAGAACCAGCACTTGTAATGTCTTGAACAATACGCTCTTGACCAGTGCGAGGCTCTGGCAAACCCAATTGCGTCAACAGTTTCTGAAGTTGACCAGCTTGATTTGGCTGACCTGTCATTGCAGCAACAGGCTCGGCAAGAAGCAAAGGCAATGACGATGCGCCAGTTATTGCGGCTCTTGCTGTCAAACCCAATTGACGCAACAAATCACCAGCATTGCCAACACCCATTGTTGGCATCTTTGGAGGTGTAAAAGCCTCGTCAATAATTTGTTGTTTTGTCTTTTTAACAGGCGCTTGTTGTTCTGGCTCACCAGCAATCATTCGCAATGCAGCATCAGACAAAGAAGCCATGTCATTGCGCGACAAAGCCTCTAGGTCTTTTTCTGACAGTTTAGACAAGTCCATTATTGACCTTTCCGGCGGCGTTCAAGTTCTGCTTTTGCTTGAGAAGCTAAGTCATTGGCTGGAGTTGATGGGCCAGCAACTTTAGCTGGCTTGCCAAGTGCAAGTTCTGTATTCAAATTGAAACCTTGCCCAATTTGCTCATACTCGCCACGTTTATTGTTGTAAGCAACAGCAGCGGCGTTGTAAAGTTCGTTAGCAAGATTCTGGAAATCTGTGCGCTGTGTATCTGTAAGTTTCCTGCCAGAAATATACAAGTCCATGTAATTTTTCAGGCGATCCATTTTTCCAGTTGCAGCCATTGCCATGCCCAATTCTGTTTCACGAACAACAGAACCCGGATCAAGCAACTTCATAATCTTTGTTGCGGCGGCAGTGTCACCAATAGGCGTATTCTGCTTGATGGCAGATATAACTTGAGAATGGGCCGTTTGCATACCAGCAAATTCTTTGTAGATAGGCTCATTGCCAAACTGCTTCTTCAAGTCAGTAGTGTTCTCAAATCCTTTTTGCCCTGCGTTCATTACGACAAGTGGCTTTTTGCTTTCTTGCAACCAAGATTGGAAACTTCCGGGTTTGCCAGCCAATACCCAATTGTTGTAATCGGTAGTTAGATTCTCTTTTGGCAAACTTGCAATGGGCGTGAATTTTCCATTTTGCACATAACCAATTTGTTCGCCTTCTTTGAATGTCTGAATTTTTGGCTGCATGGCCTCTTGAGCCTTAACCAAATCAGACAAAGTAGCACGACCTTGAGGTGTTGCCATCAGTGCTGGAGCAAGTGACTGAATATCAAAACTAGCGGCTTGTGCTGGCGTACCAACTTCACCGAAAGCAGCGCCAGACAATGGGCCAGTAGGTGTTGGAGGCTCAACAGCGGCAACAGCAGGGCGATAAGCGCCAGCCACAGCACGATCAATCATTGCTTGACGAGCAGTTGCTTCTTCTTCCAACTTTCGTTTGCGTAGCAAGTCTTTGAGTTGAAAGCCCTGCAATTGATCTTGCAGTTGGTTTTGCATGGCAGCAGAGTACAACTTCTGACCTTGTTGCAAGCCTTCAGCAATAGATTGACCAGTGTTGCCACCTTGGAACAATCGAGCCGCCAAACCATACAAGGCTTGGGCTTGTGCGTCATCACGGTTGCGCTGAATCTCTGCTGGACTCATGCCCAACAAACCAAGAGTCTCGCTACCGCCAGTGCCGAAAATGTCAAGTAAGCCAGCCATGCTTAATCCCCCATACCTGTTGTACCGCTATACCAGCTAGTAATTGGGTCGTTGTAACGAGTAGGTGCGCCAAAACTACCTAGCCAATTGCCAATGCTAGACAAACCAGCAGTACCGCCAATATTCTTATACAAGCCACCCAATGTTGCAGCAGTGCCAAGCAAATTTTGGAATGTAGATGTATCAGAAGTTCCTGACTGAGTTGTGCTTCTCAGGTTAGCCATTGGGTTGCCGTACACGCTGGACAAGAAAGCCGACAAGTTCTGTTGCGGTGCGTTTTGCTGGAAGTTGAAACGAGCAATATCAGATTGCAGTTGTTGACCAGTGTAGCCTTCACGGGCTTGACCAGCAGCCAACAGATTCTGAATGTCTTGGTAGTCAGCTTGAGCCATGCCGGGAGCAGCCATCG